GGCAATGGACAAAGCCCAAAAGATTATCACCGAAGGAGACTTTGAATCTTATGACAAGGTTGAGAGTTTGGTTCGTGAAGCATTACAGGTTGGGGAAAAAGACACGGGTACAACTGATGTCTTTTCTAACCTTGATACCGTACTTGATGAAGATTTTAGACACCCAATTCCATTAGGAATACCAGGTATTGATAGATTACTTAAAGGTGGTTTGGCTAAAGGAGAAATTGGTGTTATTTTAGCACCCACAGGTGTCGGTAAAACTACCATCTTAACAAAGATTGCGAACACTGCGTTTAATCTTGGATATAATGTTCTTCAAATATTTTTTGAGGACAACCCAAAGATTGTACAACGTAAACACTTCACACTTTGGACAGGTATTGAACCAGACAACTTGGTAAACCACAAAGAAGAGGTTATGGCTAAACTTACAGACATCAAAGAAACAATGAAGAACGAGTTAATTATGAAAAAACTTCCTTCAGATTCAATGACGATGAACCAAATCAAAAACCAAATCAGAAAAATGATTGCTGACGGTACAAAGATTGACTTGGTTCTTTTGGACTACATTGATTGTGTCGTTCCTGAAAGTACAAGTAAAGATGAGTGGAAAGCTGAGGGTTCAGTAATGAGAGGGTTTGAATCAATGTGTCACGAACTATCATTAGTTGGATGGACAGCAACACAGGGTAACAGAAGCTCTATATCTTCTGAGGTTGTTACTACTGACCAAATGGGTGGTTCTATTAAGAAAGCACAAGTTGGACACGTTATCATTACCGTGGCTAAAACTTTACAACAAAAAGAAATGAACTTGGCAACAATTGCTATTACCAAATCACGTATTGGTAAAGATGGGGTAGTGTTTGAGAACTGTAAGTTCAACAACGAACTACTTGAAATCGATACAGAGTCATCTGTAACCTTCTTAGGTTTTGGGGAACAACAAGAAGAAAGAAAACGTGACCGAGTTAAAGAACTTTTAGAAAAAAGAAAACAAAGAGAAGAACAAAAACAATAATATAAATTAAAATAAACAAGAATTATGGACGCATCACAAAAAATATTGTCAGATTTAACCGTTTACATGAAGTACGCTAAATTTGTACCAGAATTAAACAGACGAGAAACATGGGAAGAATTGGTAACCCGTAATATGGAAATGCATATTAAAAAATACCCATCTCTAAAAAATGAGATTAAAGAAGTATACAAAATGGTATATGATAAAAAGGTATTACCTTCAATGAGGTCAATGCAATTTGGTGGTAAACCAATTGAGATTTCTCCAAACAGAATCTACAACTGTGCTTACTTACCTATCGACCACTTGGATGCATTTGCTGAGTCAATGTTCCTATTATTAGGTGGTACAGGTGTTGGGTATTCAGTTCAAAAACATCATGTTGAAAAATTACCTGAGATTAGAAAACCAAAATCAAATAGGTCAAGACGATTCTTAATCGGAGACTCTATTGAAGGATGGGCAGACGCAATTAAAGTATTGTTCAAATCTTATTTTGGAGAACAGTTATCAACACCTGAATTTGATTTTTCTGACATCAGACCAAAAGGAGCTCAACTTGTAACATCAGGTGGTAAAGCACCAGGCCCTCAACCTTTGAAAGATTGTATACATAAATTAAAAGGTATGTTGGACTCAAAAGAAGACGGTGAAAAATTAACACCAATTGAAGTTCATGATATGGTTTGTCATATTGCAGATGCTGTGTTAGCTGGTGGTATCCGTAGAGCGGCACTTATCTCTTTATTTAGTGCTGACGACAACGAAATGATTTCTTGTAAATCAGGTTCTTGGTGGGAAAAAAATCCACAAAGAGGTAGAGCAAACAACTCAGCAGCACTTGTTAGACACAAGATTACAAAAGAATTCTTCATGGATTTATGGAAACGTGTTGAAGCGTCAGGAGCAGGTGAACCTGGTATCTATTTTACAAACGATAAAGATTGGGGAACAAACCCATGTTGTGAAATCGCATTGAGACCAAACCAATTCTGTAACTTATGTGAGGTAAATGTTTCTGACATTGAATCACAAGAAGACTTAAATGCTCGTGTTAAAGCTGCGGCGTTCATTGGAACACTTCAAGCGGGTTACACTGACTTCCATTACTTGAGAGACATTTGGAGAAGAACAACTGAGAAAGATGCGTTGATTGGTGTATCTATGACAGGTATTGGTTCAGGTGTAGTTTTAGGATATAATATGAAAGAAGCTGCGAAAGCGGTTAAAGAAGAAAATACAAGAGTTGCTGAATTGATTGGTATTAACAAATCAGCTCGTATGACAACTGTAAAACCTGCGGGAACAACTTCATTGACGTTGGGAACATCATCAGGTATTCACGCTTGGCACAACGACTACTACATCCGTAGAGTACGTGTTGGTAAGAATGAGGCAATCTACAATTACTTGGTGACAAATCACCCTGAACTAGTTGAAGATGAATTCTTCCGTCCACATGACACAGCGGTTATTTCGGTTCCACAAAAAGCACCTGAAGGGGCAATTTTGAGAACTGAAAGTCCTTTCCAATTGTTAGAACGTGTTAAGAAAATTACACAAGAGTGGGTTAGACCTGGTCACAGAACTGGTTCAAACAGTCACAACGTATCTGCAACTATCAGTTTAAAGGCTGAAGATTGGGAATTAGCAGGAGATTGGATGTGGGAAAACAGAGATTTCTATAATGGATTATCTGTATTACCTTATGATGGTGGTAGTTATATTCAAGCACCATTTGAAGATTGTACTGAAGAAGAATTTGAAAGATTATTTGCAAAACTTCACTCAATTGATTTAAGTAAAGTTATTGAGTTACAAGATAACACTGATTTGAGCGGAGAATTGGCTTGTGCTGGTGGAGCTTGTGAAATCAAGTAATATTAATAATAACAATAAAAATAAGGGGGGGAAGGTAAAACTTCTCCCTTCTTTATTTTATATGGAAGATGGAAAATATGTCTTTACCGAAGAATTCCATTTAGAAAGAGGTTCTTGTTGTGGTTCAGGTTGTAGACATTGTCCTTATTTTCCTGCTCACAAAAAAGGAAATACTACTATATTTATAAACAATGGCTAATGGTGTTACATATGGTATAAATTTTCCCTTCAGAGATTCTTTTAGGGGGGATTACTTACAATTAACGGAATTAGAGTCACAAGAAATTAAAGCTGACTTGATGTTGTTATTGTTGACAAGGAAGGGTTCAAGATATTATTTACCACAATTTGGTACAAGATTATATGAATTTCTTTTTGAGCCTTTTGATGGTATTACCTTTGACGCTATTGAATCTGACATCAGAGATGCAATTGAAACTTTTATGCCAAACTTATTGGTTAATAGTTTAAGTATTACACCTGCTGACCCACAGGAAGAAGTGGATATTGCCACAGGTCAAAACGTTGTAGGAACAAGCGAATCGTCAATTTACCGATTCCCTGGCAAAGGTACTTCAGAGTACACAGCAAAAATAAGATTAGATTACTCAACAAATGGTTCAACATATGCTCAGAGTGATTTTGTAATTATAAATATTTAATACAAATGGCAAATAATAGAATATCATACGCATCTAGGGATTATCAGTCAATCAGGACCGAGCTCTTGAATTATACTAAAACTTACTATCCTGACTTAATCCAAGACTTTAACGATGCTTCGGTCTTCTCCGTATTCATTGATTTAAACGCCGCGATTGCGGACAACTTACATTATAACATTGACCGAAGTATTCAGGAGACTGTTTTACAATATGCTCAACAAAGGTCATCAGTTTATAACATAGCCAGAACCTACGGTTTAAAATTACCAGGACAAAGACCATCAGTTGCTTTAGTTGATTTCTCAATTACAGTCCCTGCTTTTGGTGATAAAGAAGATGAAAGATATCTTGGAACATTGACAAGAGGTTCACAAGTTGTTGGAGCCGGAATTGTTTTTGAAAATGTTTATGACATTGATTTTGCTTCACCATATAATTCTCAAGGTTTTCCCAATAGATTAAAAATACCAAACTTTAACTCAAATAATATTTTAGTTAATTATACAATCACAAAAAGAGAAATTGTTGTAAATGGTATTACAAAGGTATTCAAACGAGTTATTGGTGCAAATGATGTTAAACCATTCTTTGAATTATTTTTACCTGAAAAAAATGTGTTAGGCATTACAAGTGTATTATTAAAGAATGGTACACAATATACAAACACACCAACAACTGCAGAGTTTTTAGGTGTTGATAATAGATGGTATGAAGTGGATGCATTGGCTGAAGATAGAGTCTTTATTGAAGACCCTGCAAAAGTTTCTGACCAACCTGGTATTAAAGTTGGTAAGTATATCCAAACTCAAGATAGATTTATTACCGAATATACACCTGAAGGATTTAAGAAAATGACATTTGGTGGTGGTACCAATACCGCACAAGACCAATTGAACCAGTTCACAACTTTAGGTACAACATTAGAACTTCAAAAATATTCTAACAATTTCTCATTAGGTTCAACATTAACACCAAATTCAACATTGTTCATTCAATATAGAGTTGGTGGTGGATTGGCAACAAACTTAGGAACAAACGTAATCAATCAAATTGGTACTGTTTCATTCTTTGTTAATGGTCCATCTGAGACAACAAACTCAGCGGTAGTTAATTCATTAAGATGTGTTAACGTAACTGCGGCGGTAGGTGGAGCGGGTATTCCATCATTAGAGGAAATTAGAAACTATGTATCATTTAATTTTGCAGCTCAAAAGAGAGCGGTTACCGTACAGGATTACGAATCAATTATTAGAAACATGCCAGCTCAATTTGGAGCACCCGCAAAAGTATCTATAACAGAAAATGATAATAAAATTTTAATTCAAATTTTATCTTACGATACTTCAGGTAAATTAACCAATATTGTTTCAAATACTTTAAGACAAAACATTGCAAATTATTTATCAAACTACCGAATGATGAATGATTATATTTCAATATTCAGTGCTGAGGTTATTGACTTGAGTGTTGATGTTGCGATTGTCTTAGATTCAGCTCAAAACTCAGGACAAGTTATTTCAAGTGTTATTGATAAAATATCTGCATACTTTAACCCTCTATCAAGACAATTAGGTCAGAATGTTTATCTATCCGAGATTAGAAGTATTATTCAAAATACAAATGGGGTATTAACCGTTTCAACTTTAGATGTGTTTAATGAAGTTGGTGGTCAATATTCATCGGCAGAAACCTCTATGGAATACTCAGACCCAGAATTAAAACTTATTGGTCCTGTTGATGATACCATATTTGCTCAACCATCACAAGTGTATCAGATTAGATATCCAGGTAAAGACATTAGAGTTTCGGTTAAGAACTTCCAATCAATTACTTTTTCTTAACAAGTTTATTTATTTTTTCTTTGGATTATTATTTAATTGTGTGGGTTCACTTTAAAAATCCCGCATAAACTAT